CTCAGGAGAATTAAACGGAGTTAGGTTCCCACTAAACAAACACAGGCACATGAGGCAGTTTGAATAGCAGTTGCTATTGGTGCTGCTGGAATTAAATCCTAGGCGCGCAACAAGTGCTGCGCCGCATTCTATTCACCACACCTCCAGCTTTTGCTGTGAAGTTTTGTGGGAACGAATCTCTGTGTAACCTGTGAATATGGAGGGTTTATCTTACAACATTTAAGTTTCCAATTCAAGACCGGTTTTAACATCTTTTCCTTGATGGTAGTTTGCTTCAAACGGAAGGTTCAAGTGTCAGAGAAACGATAAAATCGTATAAGACAACAAATATGACGACTTGTTGAATACCTTGGTTTACACTCGTAAGGTTCGAGATGAGAGCTTTTAACTTTTCCTTTTCTTTTAAGGCTAAAACTCACGAACAGCGACGTATATTTCATGTCAAGAGGTAGTGTTATAAAACGCATTTTCTGACAACCCTTTAATCTCACTTATAGTTTGAGATAATGAACTTAAATAGCAACAAATCGCAATGAGCCAGTAGCAGTCTCCGTACTGGCTCCAAACGTTGCAGAACAATTCATGATAAACACATCAGTACCATTTGAGCGTACAAATGTGGTTCCACTTTGTGAAATTGTCTGCAATGCTGGCCCAACAAAAGCTTGGGTCGAATTAGCAATAGGTGTGCCATTCTTCAGCAAAACAAGCTGGGCAACTGTACAATTGTTACCACCAGCATTCGCAAAAGCACAATCAAAATCCGCCAGATAATTTCCTGGTGGTAGGACTATCGAACCAGCTGTATTAACGGCTAGGAGTCCATTTGTGGTGGCAGAAGCTAACAACATCGTTTTTGCAACGGTTGAAGTTAGGGCTTCACCAGCACTTGATTCAAAGAGTGCAACGGAATTATTTGCTGGAATTGCTGTTGTCGAATCGAGAACAGGAACGGAGAAAGTGCATGAGTAACGCACTCGCAATTCCCCTATTTCAGCATTCGAGGGAATTCCTTGAGTAGCTATGTGAACATTAGCGACATCATAGGTCTTGATGTCTGCACTGCCTGGCAAACCACCAGGACGTACATACTTAGCAAGGGAATTCCAATGCATCTGACTCTTTGGAAGCTTGAGAACTAAATTCTCACAAGGCATCCCATCAGCATGCGGAACACTGTCTTCCATCTGTTGTTTAGTAGATGGGGGAGCATCTGATGCATCAAAATCAGCAGAGAAAATTACCTTTCCTGACTGACCTGCTGTTGCAAATTCAGATACTTCACGCTTGTAATAAAACTCAAGCATGTTAAAAGTGTACTTCTCCCATTGTGGTGCCATCAATGACAACCATGGGAAAGTGCTCGACTGTCCAGGATTTACTGGATAGGAGACAACATTGAAATTCGGCTGGTTGGCAACTGTCACAGCTCCAATAAATTCTTCATTTTGAACTGTTATTGTACGGGCTCGTCCACTTCTAAAAGACGTCGCACCAATACCACTGGCTGTACGAACTGACATCATACCTGCCATACCGCCACCCCTACGCTGACGGGGTCTACGACTTTGCTGTCGGACAACCTTCTTTGGTCGATTTTGTTGTGGAACGGCTTTCTTCTTCCCTTTTCGGGCCTGGCCTCGCCCGTTCCTACGGGGTCTCTTTTGTTGTTGTGGAGTTATTTGACTCATGAGTCGGCAAAAGCTAACTTATCAGGCGTTTCTGATCTTTCTACGCTTCCTGATAATTTGCTTTGCGGTTGCATCACCATTCGTCTTCCAGTAAACAATGTATAATATTCATCATCGGTTTTAATTCCGGCTTTGGCGATTATCCAACGAGGATCATTTTTAAGAACATGATCATACTCACTTAATAACCAATCTATTATTGCATTGCAAAATTTTCTGAAAGGTATATCTGTCCAACCTATTTGTAACAGATTAGTAACTCTTTGCAAAGTTGTCTCAGGCGTAATATGCTTCTGAGGAGCAAAGAGAAGTGATTGCATAAGCTTGTTTCGATCATAAAGGGGAACTGCTATATCCCCTAGAAACACAGTATGTGCTGACAGAAAGTCTAGCTCGTCTGCAGGACGAGACACTAAACTATCAGTAGTGGTTATAATACCAACTGGTTTCCAAGATTCAATTACTGAAACAGCATTATAGAATTCATGAGCAATGTCAGAGACAGTCCAAGTATTGTCATCACCTAGAAGTGCTTTCGCAGTATGATCTTCAAAGGCGGTATAATTGTTATACTCTTCTGGTGCATTTGCAATCCAGGCGTAAGCTAACAACCAATAAAGGATTAAAGTATTGTCTGAGACAGTATCTACAGATCCAGACGGGTTTCCTAATTTCTTTAATAGGAGTATTCCCTCAGGAGTCAACATCAATGTATTGACAAGATTTCTGTAGTAAGTTTGAATTCGTGCAAGATTTGCGGGTGTACGATCTTCATCACGTAAACACTGATATCTAAATTTTGCACAACCCCACATTAAAAATGCGCGAAGTGAAGAGTCATATTGAGATTCATCGAGGGCATATCCATTATCAAAAATGGATAACTTATGATATAATTTATCCCAATTTCCCTTTAAGGGTGACATTCCAACAGTAGACGCTGATTGGAGATGAGAAGCATAAAGCTTTTCATTCATATCAACAAACAAGCGATTTCCATGTACTGTGGCATCCGTTGCTCCTGCAGCAAAAGTTCTGATTGAATTTTCAGCTATCTTTTCCGCGGTACGCAACTCTTCCTTCAAACTAGAAGAAAAGATTGTAGTCCAGTTTTTGTCAACTGCCAACAATTCCCAATCTTCCTCCAACCATTCACAAATGTTTGGATCATTTTCAAACAACTCACGCTTAGTGACATATAGTTCATTAAACGGACATCCGCTTGATGTTGACATATCAAGACGCTGAATAGCTTCAGAAAGTGACACAACCCTTGCATTACGCATATAGGGGTAAAATTGACGTGTCATCCACAACCAGGCTAAATTTAATTTGCCTACCATCTCAGGGTCCATTAAAGGGGTTGACTTTCCATACTTACTCAAAGATTTATAAGCAGCATCCTGATTAGGAACTGGCAAATTCCAGCTTGGTTCAATCTCAATGTGTTCTTGATCAATAAAGATCTTAACTTGCGGGTCTAATCCTCGCTTATTTTTATACATTGGAAATCTATTACATGAACCAACGAATTCGAAAAATTCGTCCTTAATATACTTTTGGTGGTCCTCTGATAAGCAACCATTGCCCCAAAACTTAGGCCTTCCATTTGGTACCACATATTGTGTGGGGTATCGCTTCCAAAATGGATTTGCCTTCTCTACCAGTTCTATTGGGAGTGGGGGCGCAACTGAAAATCCAAACCTACGTGCAGGCTGGTACTTCCAGTTTTAGCAAAAGTAATTAAATCATCAGTAACGGGTTCAAACCGTCCAAAAGACTTTCCATCACCATGTGTCCAGAATCCAACGATTTTACCATCGTTGTCCAGAACAGGGGAGGTACAATCTCCATCAACGGTTTTGGAATTACACCATCCTTGCGGACTGGCAAATCCAGGTTTAGAGTCGGGAGAACACTCAAGTCCTCCACCAAAACCAAACACAGTAACAATAGAAGCATCCTCCAACACTTTCAACGCATTCGTTTTGAAAGGTGAAGGAACACCGTTAACGGGAAAACACGCCAAATGATCTCCAAAGACCATCATTTCAGATGCCTTGAAATCAAACGTATGGGTGTGATTAAACGCTCTATAACAAGCGGAAAAATCCTCCGACATGCAATGTAGTACGACCCACATCTTATTTCCAACGTGGGTTCCAGTACAACGATAGACAGGCTTGCCATCAATCATTTGACAGAACTTATAAACACCTGCACTCAATGCATTAGTGTTAAAGGACTGAATCCGTAGTTCTTTGGCATGTATATCTTTAACGGCTTTAAAGAAACTCATAACGTCCTGCGCCTTCGCAGTAACTGGTTTCTTTGAGTTGTGAATCTTCTTACGAAGAACGGGTTCACTAGGTTGTCTAACAGGCGGCAGTACTTTTAATACTTCCTGCTTACCTTGACCTTTTAATCCTCTAGTGGCCTTATGAGAAAATTCTGCTTTTACTTTCTTAGCAGGTATATACTTCTGCGAATCATATCGCTCATCATCGTACTCATCTGGTTCCTCAAAACGTTCCTCCTCTTGTTGATACTTTTCTTGCTCTTCAATAGCAGCATCACCAGAGTTCACAACAAATCTTCTTTTACCTTCTTTCTTAGCGTGTTTTCCACCGCGTTGCGCTCCACCACGACCTTTGCCTTTATTCTTGCCCTTTTTATTTTGGACAGAGGCTTCAAGGGTGATGTCTTCAGCTTTCTTATATGCTGCTCCATAACTTGCAATATACAGGGCTATTAAACACATAGCTCCCTTTATCAATGGTCGTTTATACTCGACCAGATAATTATATGCAATTACGGCTTGAACACAGAGCCATTGGGTAAATGTGTCAGTCTTACTGACAATACCATTTAAATTTGCTTTGTGAATGCGGGGATTTCCTTTTGCATCCGTAAACACTGGATCTTGCAAGGAAATTGGAGTTGCGAGTTGAGTACGAGTCTTTCGAATGACTTTCTCATTTTTAACTCGCGATCCAAAATAAAAATCAGATAAATCTTCTGGTGTTCGCCAGAACTCACGACACATCCAGGAATAAAACTTCTGGCTGGCTTCACAAACCATGTCGGATAAATTTAAGAGATTAGTTTTCACGCTATCTTCAGCTCCTTGAGGATCTAGCTTAATGTATCCTCCTTCAGGAGTTGGAAAACTTGCCTCACATGTGATATCATCATCAATGGGGCGTTCAAGGGAGACCCAGTCACCATTTTTATCAATGTAACCATATCCATCATCCTCATCAAATCCGGGTGGTGGGGGCTCAACCTTTTCTGCAGTTGTCACAGGTGGCTTCTCTTTGAGAACAACAGAATCATCATCACTGCTTTCTTCTGGATCATCCTCAATAGGGATCTCAGAACTCGTCTTCAAAGGAGACTTAGACTCGGGAAACTTTCCAATTTCCTTTTCAAAATCTTCACCATCATCATCATCATCTATGACAACTGTACCTTCATCTTCAAACACAATATTAAGATATATTGCGTTTTTATAAAGGAATTTTTCGCCTGGTTTGCGTTGTTCATTCAACGCAATCAAAAGGTCTTTGAGTGTTGCGAAGGTAGTCAATTTCTTTGTGATTTTATTCATCAAAGTATGCTTTTCACCTTCTTTCTCAAAGACAAACCAAACTACCTCAGGTGAGAGTTGCGCTGCTGCAGCTTTCTGCTTTTGAAACTTTTCAGTCATATTATCAGCGACTTCACGAACTTCTTGTAAAGCGTCCGTTACTTCATCATCCTGATCAGCATGTTCAAAAATATCATGCCATTCAGCTTCTGTTTGTGGTAATTCATCAAATGAAACTTTACCATCCCACCAATCACTCAACCATTTAACAAGCCATGTTGCATAAGGAATTTTTCGCAAAACTCCCAAAATTGGCTCAATAAATTTCAAAACTTTCTTAGCCCCCATCACTGGTGCCAAGATAAGAATGCAAAGGGATAACAAACCTGTGGTAAACATACCAGCACGATTTGCTGTTTGACGCATCCCCTGAGTAGGCATTTTTACATCTGAGAGAGAAACAGTATTACTCTTAAAAAGAGCAGCGACACCGAGTAGCGTAGACACTACTCCAAGCGCCGCTTGAAATTTCATATACATTGTTACTGTTTCACGGAGTTGTGCAAACTCACCAGCACTAAAGTGCTTAAAAAGAGCATATTCACTCTGGAGAAAAACCTTTCCAGAGGCATATTCGACTTGGAGAAAAGCCTTAGCTTCATTAAATTCCTTTTTAGAGAATCGAACAAAACCAAGGAGAACCATAAAGGTTTGATACATTCCAGTCATAATAAATATAATAAAAATACTCATCATTATCGTAAACACATAATTATAAAACGCTAATGAGTTTGCAATGACCATATCTGCCAACGGGTCCGAAGCGGATGCTCCCGTAAATAAGGCAAACAACATCAAAAATTTGATATTGTCAATTTCAAAGCCGTGTCGCATTTGCTTGACACATTGGCGATAAATAAAATCGACTTGATCTTCAGAAAACTGGTAAGAACTGTCAGGTTTAGGACACGCAGTTTTTACCTCTTGAGCAATACGCTGAGCATTACTCTCAAGAATCTCAAATGCACGAAGAACTTGTTCATCGTGACCCATGGTGGTGCTCCCGGCACTCTCCCCAAGGGAATTTTCTACAACAACAGGGGTCACCTGTTGAGGTGGGAGGCTTAGACCTCC